ACGACATTAGAGTGCATGGTGAAGAGTCAGGTGATATACAAGGTACTGCAGCCGAGTATATCTTTCACATAGCTAATGCTTTTGATATAAACTTAAGGGATATTAAAGATTACCTTTTTGAGGTAGACGTAAGACCTATTCCCGATTCTATACTTAGAGGATATAATACTAATGTAAGAAGTCCTAAGAGTATGGCTCAAGCTATGCTTAATCTTTTTAATCAGGTGAACGATAAAGAATCATATGATTATAAAAAACATTCCGGGTTTAGACGAGTGCTAGCAATGCTTGATAAAATAGCTAAAACTGACGATTCCGAATCTGACGAGAAACAAATAGACGAACAAGGTCCTGGAGAACTTGATAAGGTCTACGACGTAATTTTAAAGTATGTTAAGAACCCAGATGAAGCTATGGATGAGCTTGATAACTTTATTAGTCAAGGTAAGGATGGCCTTTCTGATGAACTTTACGCAAATTTAAGTAGAGATCCTGAATTTAAACTAGCTCTTATGGGCTACCTAAAAGAAGCTAAGGAAGCCACTTGCTGCCATAGATGCGGTAGAAAGCACGTCAAAGGTACTGCCTGTAAAAAACCATACTTAAAGAAATCCGACCCACGTCACTGCGCTAATAAATAATTTTATGAATAGAACAGAAATAAGACAGTTACTAGAAGAAGCATTCTACGAAGTATTATCAGAACAGGAACTAAAAACTTCCTCCCAGGAAATACTAGGAAAGTTTCCCACCCTAAAACGTCAACTAGTAGCTCTATTATCAGCCGAATTCAGTACATTTGTAGACGAAATCAAATGGATAGCTCCTAAACCGTCTACATTTCAAGTAGTATTGACTAACGGCGAAAAGTTCTTTCTTAAATGGAATGGTGCCGGATTTGAAGCTCAAATAACAGGTAAAAAGTACGCACTTAATTACGTTTCTGAATTCCAACAAGCACTAGATAAACTTAATGAACTTCTAAAAGCCGGACCTATGAAGAGTCTTGCCGACATGGATGCTGAAGCTGATGCTGAAGCTGATGATGATTTCGGTGGCGGTGGAGGAGATTTCGGAGGTGGAGATGATGACTTCGGCGGTGAAGAAGGTGGAGAAGAGTTCGGAGGAGAAGAGGAAGAAGGTGGTGAGGAAGAAGGCGGAGAAGAAATAGAATTTGAAGAACCAGGTGAAGAACCAGAAGTATAATAATAATAGTACCATGAATAATTTTGATTTAAAAAAATTTTTAACTGAAAATAAACTTACTACTAACAGTAAGCTAACTGAAAATAATATACAGAAAGCATTAAATTCTATTCGAGGAGATGTTAACCCTGACGGGGAAGCTTTCCTAGAAAAACACGGTATTACCACCAGAGAACAAGCAATAGAACTACTTAAAGCCTTACGCAGCGAATATAACGACTGGGCTTATACGGATATTGCAAAAGCAATAAAGATGAAATTTGGCGGAACTTCCTCTGATGCTGCTGACCTAACGATCGGAGGTAAAAACTACTCAGTAGGAGAAGACGATCCAAATGATGACGGTACAATTACGTCCATAGAAAAATATCCAAACGGATACTTTATTACCGGTACTGTTTACAACCAAGACGGAGAAGAAAGAGAAGGCTACGGATATGCTATCGATCTAGATGGTAACGAAATGGACGAAGAAGACCTTCAAGGAAGAGCTTAACATATCTAGGATTAGATAAATGGATCTCTTAGATAAAGTTTTACTAGAATGGTCGGCTAGAACGGATAAAGGCTATCCAGACTTGAATAATGAGCAGGATTTAGCTATATTTGAGTCTATGTTTGGTTTTTCTCTTTCTGAGGTTCTTGATAAAGGTTATAGAATACTTAAATTCTCAGAACTCATTAAAAGAGGTGCTCCTAGACTAGTAATACTGTACGATAGAATTGAAGCTAATCAACCACTTTATACTACCGACGGCACTGAAACTCTGCTTAAGTTCTCCTCAGAGGAGTATGCTGAATTATTTAAAAATAGAGATGTTCAAGGCATAAAAGATATAAGTAGTAATAAACCTAATAGTTTTCCTTTTTTCATTAATAAAGAAGGTGAAGCGATTACTTTAAACGATCTTCTCAAAACTCCAGAATTTGGCGGCAAAGGTGCTGGTTCCGGTACCGTTGTAGAGGATGAAAATTTATACATACTTAAGAAGAAGCTAAATGACCTCATAGCAGTAGAAGGCGGTAGTATAGAGGTAGAAGTTGGAGGCAAAATATACGAAGTATCTAGTGCTGAAACTCAACGTGGTGTACCTAAATCCGATTTTAATTTATTAGATTCTAAAAATAAACCTGTAGTTTTTATTTCTCATAAGAAAGCAGGAGGTAAAGGTCCCGATGCTGGAGATTTTATAAGATGGAGCGGATACACCATGTATAAAGATCACCCTGAAGTTAAAAATTTTAACAAAGAACTTGTAGATTTTTTAGAGAATAATAAGCTGGATGGATTACCAAGAGCTACAAGATTTGTTTCTGCAATAGATGATGATGAATTAGTTCGAAAATTAATTTATGGACCTCAATATGGTGAAGAATTTAGTAAAGATAACGTTACCATCATAATACAAGGAGAGGTAGAATTTGAAAAGATTGGAGAGAATAGATATAAATTAACAGGCGAACATGTTTTATTACCACCTTCAATTCCTTCTGGTGAGTATACCCCTTACTTAACTGCCGGCTATAGAGGTGATAGAACTATGTTTGGAATAGAAAATAATGAAGCCATAGTTATGACTAAAGCAATAGCTTTTAGATCCAGCAACGTATATGAGCTAAAAAAAGGTAAGTTTATAAAAGTAAAATAAAATGAGTACAAAAGAACGTTCTGTTTATATTCTACTACTAATTGCTCTTTTAGGAACCGTTTATTATATTACGGTAAATAAAGACCTTAGTTACATAGATATTTATAAAAAAGAAATAGAAGCTCTCGATGCCAAAATCGACTCCTTACATTCTGAAAACGAAACTTTAATAATAACCATAGACTCTCTCAATACAGAAATCACGGCTCTTGATCAAGAAATAGACGCCCAAGATGAGAAAATTGAGAAAATAAGAGAAGAAGCCAATGAAGAAGTTACTGCTGTTGATACTTTTAATGCTAGTCAGCTTACCGAGTTTTTCACAGACCGTTACGGATACCTCTTTAGTAATCCTGCCGGAGAAGATAGCACGAGCAGTAATTAAGGATATTCTCTTAGGAGATGCTTTAAGAAAAGAGCTTGATGCCACTCAAATTAAACTGTCTCTGGTTGAACAGAAGGTAGTAGTAAAGGATAGTGTAATTTTTTCACTTGAAGAACAAATCAACAACTTACAATCTGTAGATTTAAACCGTAAGAAACAAGTAGAAAAGTACGATACTATTGCTATTACTTTAGAGATAGAGTTAGATAAGCAGATCAGACGTAGAAAATTCTTTCAATATACTACCGGTATCCTTGCCGGTGCTGCTATAGTACTAGGATCGAAATGATAACCGAGAACATATACGACATTCAACACGTCAGTTCTTGGGAGGACATTAAAAAACTTATTAAAGATAATAACAAGTACTTAGAGTACCTGGACCAATACGAAGGTTTAGACCACTTTCTAGGCTCAGGTCAATACGGTAAAGTTTTTAAGATAAAAGGTAAAGACTTAACTATTAAAGTCACAACCGACTCTGATGAAATAATAGAATCAAGACTTATAAAAAAAGCCGGTAGAACCAATAGGTTTATTAACATATACGAAATACAAGTTATTAATCCCAGACTTGCTATCAAGGTTCAAGACCTACTGTATCCCTTAACCGGTAAAAATATACAGTACGCAAAAGAGATTCACGACATACAGAAAAATTTAAACGGTACTCCTAAAATAGAAGATATACCATCTCATTTACAGAGTTTTTATAGAGACATTATTGCCGACTACGACAAGGTAGGATTCAGAGGACTGGAGTTTAATGAATTAGATCTACACGAAGGTAATTTACTTCAAACTAAAGCAGGCGAGTTAAAAGTAGTAGATTTCTAAAGAATTCATATTTATATATATGAATCAACAAGAGCAAATAAAAAAGGTTATAACCCAAGAATACATAAAGTGTGCCAAAGATCCGGTTTACTTCATGAAGAAGTACTGTTATATACAGCACCCGACACGTGGACGTATTCTCTTTAACCTTTACCCTTTTCAGGAAAAAGTACTACAGCTTTACAAAGATAATCAATACGCTATAACTCTTAAGTCCCGGCAGCTTGGTATATCAACTCTGGTAGCCGGTTACTCGTTATGGTTAATGACCTTTCATAAAGACAAGAACATACTTACTCTTGCAACCACTCAAGCTACAGCCCGTAACCTGGTAACTAAGGTACAGTTTATGTATGATCAGTTACCTAAATGGTTACGTATGAAATCTGTAGAAAAAAATAAATTAAGTTTAAGGTTAAAAAATGGATCTAGAATTAAAGCTGCTTCTTCTAACTCTGATGCTGCAAGATCTGAAGCAGTATCACTACTTGTATTGGATGAAGCTGCATTTATTGACAACATCGACGAAACGTTTACTTCTGCCCAACAAACGTTAGCAACTGGTGGACAGTGTATAGCTCTATCAACTCCTAACGGTGTAGGTAACTGGTTTCATAAAACATGGGCAAGAGCTCAAACGAAAGAAAATAGCTTTCTCCCTATAAAACTTCCTTGGACTGTTCACCCGGAAAGAAATGAAAGCTGGCGTGAACAACAGGATGCAGACCTAGGACCAAGGATGGCAGCACAGGAATGTGACTGTGATTTCCTATCTTCCGGGGATACTGTATTTGAACCCGAAGACATGACTTACTACGAAGAAACCCAAATGCAAGAACCTGTAGAACGTAGAGGTGTTGACGGAAATATGTGGATATGGGAATCACCAGACTACTCAAAAGACTACATGGTAGTTGCTGATGTAGCAAGAGGAGACAGTCAAGACTACTCAGCATTTCACATCTTTGATATAGAAAATGCCGTACAAGTAGCAGAATACAAGGGTAAACTTTCTCCTAAGGACTTCGGTAATGTCCTTGTCGGAGCAGCTTCAGAGTACAACGATGCCCTACTCGTAATAGAAAATGCTAATATCGGATGGGCTACCATAGAGCAGGTGTTAGAACGTGAATATCGTAATCTATTCTACTCTTCTAGGAGTCAAACTGAAACTGTAGAGTCATATATGAATAAATGGGATACGGATAAACTTGTACCCGGTTTTACAACTTCGGCTAAAACTCGTCCATTAATTATAGCCAAGATGATGGAGTACGTTAGAGAAAGATCAGTAACTATTAAGTCTAAAAGGCTTGTAAATGAGATGAGAGTATTTATCTGGAAGAATGGTAAGGCTCAAGCTCAAAGCGGGTATAATGATGATGTAGTAATGTCTTTTGCTATAGGTCTATATGTACGAGATACCGCTCTGAGATTAAGACAGCAAGGTATGGACCTGGTTAGAGCACAGCTATCCTCATTTACTAACCTTAATCAACGTAACCCTGCTGTAATAACTACAGTTGATAAAATGAAGAATAATCCGTATAATATGAAGACTCCTCATGGTGACGAGGACATATCCTGGATACTTAAGTAACACTATTTATATAATAAACTAACGCCTTCCTTATGGCAGATCGATCATTATTTTCACGCCTTTCTAAATTATTCTCTACAGACGTAGTAGTAAGAAATGTAGGAGGAAACCAATTAAAGGTAGCTGATATAAACCAAATACAGACTACCGGTA